AAAGCGATTGTGAAAATTGGGCAGTAGTTAAAGAAGAGTCTGATGGCTCCTATACTACTCTCAAATGTCACGATAACAAGCAAGATGCTATTGATCAGATGGTAGCAATATCTATATCTGAAGATATGGAACCACTTGGAGAAGTTAGACAAGTAGGTACAGTTCCTTCTTTTATTAAAAAGAATGCTCAAAGAGGATTAGATTATTTATCAGAAGGCTTTGGTGGTGATGGTTTAACTGATGCTACTAAAAGAGAAGCAAGAGAAATGGCAGCAGGTCGTATTTCTGAAAACAAAGTAAGAAAGATGGCACCTTGGTTCGCCAGACATAAAGCAGATGGAGACGCACCTAAGAATAGTAATCCTTCAGACCCACAATATCCAGGTCCAGGATTAGTTGCTTGGTTGCTCTGGGGCGGAAATGCAAACTTTGATGATGCTGCTCAAAACTGGGCACAACGCCAAATAGATTCCTTAAATAATGAAGAAAGTAAGACAAGGAGCAAGATGAAAAAGACTGAACGCCGTACCTTTACGGTCAGAGACATAGAAACAAGGGCAGAAGACGGTACGCTGCGTATGGCAGGCTATGCTGCGGTATTCAATGAGCCATCCTTGCCACTACCATTCATTGAGAAGATTATGCCAGGTGCATTTAGAAAGACTCTAAGTGAGACACCAGATGTTCGTTTATTGGTAAATCATGAAGGATTACCTATGGCCAGAACAAAGAATGGCACAATGAGATTATATGAAGACGAAAAAGGTCTTTATTTTGAAGCAGAGTTAGCAGATACCCAAGAAGCAAGAGATCTATATACTCTTGTTGATCGTGGAGATGTTGACCAAATGTCATTTGCATTTCGTGTAATCCGTCAGAAATGGAATGATGATCGTACAGAAAGAATGCTCACAGAGGTATCCTTGGCTGATGGAGATGTATCAATAGTTACATATCCAGCATATCCAGCAACTTCTGTAGAAGCAAGAGAAGCCCTAAAGAGAGCAATTGCTGAAATAAAAGAGGGCAGAGAAATAACTGGTGACTCTCTATTAGTATTAAAACAAGTATTTGGAGATCTATCTGAAGGCCATGAATACATCATGAGAGCAGTAGAAGTAATGTCTATGATGCTTGGAAATGGTGAAATGGAAGAAGAAAACATGGATCCATATAATGATGTTGTAGATGATGAATTAGAGATGGAAGGTCGTGAAAAGGTAGGCGACTTTGTATCTTGGAATTCTGCTGGTGGTAGAGCAAGAGGTAGAATTGTAGAGATAAAGAGAGAAGGATCTATAAATGTTCCTGGAACTGACTTTACAATTAATGCAGAAGAAGGAGATCCAGCAGTTCTTATTCGTGTATATGAGAAGGTAGAAGATGGCTGGAAGCCAACTGATACTCTTGTTGGACACAAAATGTCTACATTAACATACATTGATCCACTCAAAGAAGCACAGGAAGAGGCTGCAAATGTATTTAACATTGTAGATGTTCCTGGACAAGGTGCAAAGATTGTAGGAGATTTCCCAACATCACAATTTATTGGAGATCCACTACCAAGATCAATGTCCTTACGCTTGGCACAAGCAAAGGTAAATAGAACAAAATAATATTCCTATCAGAAATGATAGGCGAAGTCGGAGCAGGACTCACACCCTTCAAAGCGTCGTGAAAATCCATAGCCACCACCTCAAACTTAAATAACTCACAAAGGAGAACACACAAATGTCTTATTTAGACAAATTGATGGATCGCCGTGATGCAGTTAAGGCAGAAATGGATACAATTCTTGAAGCAGTTGCTGCAGAGAATCGTACAGACCTTACAAATGATGAGTCAGCAAAGGTAGATGCCCTTGTTGAGGAGTCACGCTCACTTGATTCAAAGATTGAAAAGTTCAAGGCACAGGCAGATGCTGATGCTAAGGTTGCAGAAGTTCGTGCAGCAGTAGCAGATGTTGTTATGCCTAAGACAACCGCTACAACAAAGATTGTAAGCGAGCCACGCACTTATACACCAGATTCTGGTAACTCATTCATTGCTGATGCATTCAATGCAAACTTCAAGAGTGACTTTGCTGCACAAGATCGTCTTGCTCGTCACGCTCGTGAAAACGAAGTTGAAAGTCGTGCAGTTGGAACTGGAAACTTCACAGGTCTTGTAATTCCACAATACCTTGTTGATCTTGCAGCACCATTTGCTCGTGCAGGTCGCCCAACAGCAGACTTCGCAACAAACAAGCACACTCTACCTGCTGCAGGTATGACCATTAACATCTCACGCATGACTACAGGCACAAGCACTGCAGTTCAGGCTAACGAGAATGACAATGTGTCAAATACAAACGCAGATGATACACTCTTGACTATTGATGTGCGTACAATCGCAGGTCAGCAAGATCTATCAAAGCAGGTAATTGAAAGAGGAACTGGCGTAGATGCATTCGTCGTACAGGACCTAATTCGTTCTTGGCACACAACTCTTGATAACCAGATCCTAAATGGTACTGGTGCATCAGGACAAATTCTTGGTATTGATCAGCAATCAGGTACAAACGCTATCACTTATAATGAGGCGTCACCTACAGTTGCTAACCTATATCCAAAGTTGGCAGATGCCTACCAAGAAATTCAGACAAATGTGTTCATGAATCCTACACACTGGATCATGCACCCACGCCGTCTTGCATTCTTGCTTGCAGGTGTTGACCTAAACGAACGCCCACTCGTTCTTCCAGCCCTAAACGGCCCAATGAACGCAGTTGCAACAGGTGCAGGTTCCGCTTCATATGGTAACTCAGGTTACACTATGTTCGGTCTACCAATCATCGTAGATGCAAATGTTCGTACAAATGCTGGTGCAGGTACAGATGAAGATCGTATCTACTGCGTAACAGCACCAGAACTACACCTCTGGGAGCAGGCTGGCTCACCATTCGCATTGCAGTTTGATGCAACTGGTGCAGGCTCACTCACAGTTAAGTCAGTTGTTTATGGATACTCAGCATTCTCTGCTGGTCGTTATCCTGCAGCAGTCTCAACAATTGCTGGAACTGGCTTAGTAGCACCAACATTCTAAGTTAGATTTGCATAGGGTTGATCCTGTGCAATACTTAGAGTAATCTAAGGAAGGACAGGCTATCAGACGCCCCGATTTGGTAGCCTGTTCCTTTTAAAACGAGGGAACATGAAAAAACTTAAAAAGATTTTTAGAATTAAAAAAGAAACAGCAACTGCTAATCCTAAAATGGAGAAAGCAATGTTGCCTAAACTTGAGAAGAGGAGCAAATGACAGCACCAATTGCAGGTAGTCAACCTACTAATGTTTATACAACTTTGGCTGATGTAAGAAATAGCCTACAGATTGAAGACAGTCTTGACGATACCTCTATTCAAGCAGCCATCATTGCTGCAAGTCGCATGATTGATGACTACTGCCAAAGATCTTTTTATCAAGAAGGAACATTAGCAGCACCTATAACAAAATACTATACTGCTGTAAATCCATGGTATTTAGAAATAGATGACCTAATAGAACCAACAGAATTAAGAACAAGACCAGCATTGACTGGCACATATAGCACTGTATGGGATTTAGATACAGATGTTATGTATGAGCCTGTAAATAATCCAGAACTTGGAAGACCTATTACAAGATTATTGGCTGTTGGAGCATATGTATTTCCTTACTTCTTTCCACAAACAGTTAAACTAACTGGAGTTTGGGGCTATCCAGAAGTACCTTATGAAGTAGAAATGGCATGTAAAATACAGGCAGCAAGATTATTCGTTAGAAAGCAATCTCCATTTGGTATAGCAGGCTCTGTAGAATTAGGAACAGTTAGACTTAATTCTCGCCTTGATCCAGATGTTGAGATGCTATTAAAGACATTTAGAAGAAACTTTGGATTGGCATACTAATGCAAAATATACCTGCAGTAAGAGATGCAATAAAGGCAAATCTTCAAACAATTACAAATATGAGAGTCTATGATCAAATCCCTGATGTTATAGTTCCTCCATGTGCAGTAGTTGGGCAATTAGATTTCACATTTGATGTTGACAACCAGAGAGGCTTGGATCAGGCTTCTGTTGATGTTTATGTGATTGTACAAAGAATATCTGAAAGGGCAGGTCAAGATAAACTTGATTTATACCTGGCTGGAAGTGGTAATGGCTCAGTCAAAACTGCTTTAGAGTCAGATAGAACATTAGGTGGACTTGTTGATACCCTCAGAGTTATAAGTGCTGAAAGTGGTACATATGGTTCTGGAGATCAAACATTCTTATCTTATCGTTATAACCTCACAATTTGGGGCTAAGGAGAATACAATGGAATATACAGTTACCTCAAGTAAAAAAGTTTGCGGTAAGATTAATGGTGAAAAACTTACCCAAGATGATATACTTAGTGCAGGAGGAAATGTTGAACATTTACTTGCATCTGGTCATATCAAAGAAGCAAAACAGACACCAAAAGCAGTAAAAGAAGTAAAAGAAGAAGTGCAAGTGCAGAAGGATGAACCAGAAGCATTTGTTTTTAACAAATATAACTACGAAGGAGATAAATAACAATGGCTCGTATAGTACTTACGAATGTTGAAGTAAAAGTGGGAGGAGTAGACCTAAGCGATCATGTCGCATCAGTTACCCTCTCAACAACATACGATGTTCTTGAAACCACTGCATTTGCTGGAGGCAATGTGCCAGCAGCAGCCAAGAGTCGTATTGCAGGACTTGCTGATAACTCAATAACACTTGAGTTCCACCAAGACTTTGCAGCAAACGAAGTTGAACAAACAATCTATCCTCTACTGGGAACAGTTGCAGAGGTAAGAGTTAAGCCTAACACTTCTGGAGTGAATGCTCCTGATAATCCTGAGTATATTGCTCAAGCGGTTATTTCAGAGTGGACACCTCTAAATGGTGCTGTAGGCGAGTTGGCAACTGCATCAGTAACCTGGTCAATATCAGGCGCAATTACTAAGTCTATCGTTTAATAGAGACTTACTATGGCTAAAATAGTTCTAACAAATGCTTTTGTAGAGTTTGAAGGTGTTGACTTCAGTGATTTCGTCTCAAGTATAACGCTTTCTACTGTGCATGATGTTCTTGATGTGACTCCTGTACAGGAAGGCACTATTTACAAGGAAGTAATTGCAGGTGTTGGAACTAATACAGTATCTTTTGATTTCTATCAAGATTTTGCTGATAACTCTCTTGAAGAATTCTTCAATGATGTTGGAGCATTAAGTCGTGTTGGAACAAAGGTATCCTGTAAAATAAAGCCACTAAATACATTTAAATCTGCATCAAATCCAGAATACCAATTTGAAGCCTTGGTTTCCGAATGGACTCCCATAAATGCTGCTGTTGGACAGTTGAGCACAATTTCTGTGACTTGGCCTATTTCTGGTGCAATTATTAAGGACATAACTCCTTAAACTTTAATCAATTAACCTTAAAAGGGGCGTAATAAAATGGATGGACTAAGTATAAAAGTAAAGACCAGTGATGGACAAGAAGGCACATATAGCCTTCGTCCCAAGACTCTCGTTGCGTTTGAAAACAAATACAACAAGGGTTTTGCTAAGTTGCTAACTGAAGACCAAAAATTAGAGCATATCTATTTCTTGGCTTGGGCAGCGATGAAGGATGCTGGAAAGGTAGTAAAGCCTTTTGGTGAATCATTCCTTGATACACTTGATAGTGTTGAATTGGAGACAGACCCAAATTCAGAATCCACAGAAACAGCCTAACCTATACGGTAGCAATGGTTTCTGTGGAGACTGGGCTTTCTCCCAACGATCTGCTTGAAGCACCTGACGGTATACTTGAAGCAATAGTTATTTATCTCAAGGAGCGATCCAAGAATGCGAGTAGGCAATGAGTAGTAGTGCATTTGTGTTGACAGGTATCAAAGAAACACTAAGTGCATTAGAAGCCTTTGATAAACAGGCAGTTAAAGAGTTTAATAAAGTTATTAACTCTGAACTAAGCAGTGCTAAAAAAGAAGCACAAGCGTCTGTTAAGGCTGAACCACCACTAAGTGGATGGGCTACTCAGCCTCCTCGCAATCCAAGAAGTCGTGGTGGTGCAGGATGGCCTGCTTGGGATCAAAGTATTATTAGATCTGGAATTAGTACCACAAAGGCTCAGGGTAAAGTAAGAAAAGACTACACCACAAATGCTGGTGCATTAAAGAATAGATCTGCTGCTGGTGTTATTTATGAAATAGCAGGTAGAACCAATAAGACGGCAGGTAAAAATAAGTTTATAGAGAATCTAAGCAGACAAGACTCTCCATTTATGCCATCACGCTTAGTGTGGAATGTGGTGGATAAAAATAGAGGTAAGATTGCTAAGAATATCTACGATGCCTTGGAAAAGGCTAAAGCAACATTACAAAAGAATTTAAATACGAGGAAGGGTTAAGACATGGCAGTAGGTGCAGTAGTAGCGTCAATCGTTTCTCAGTATACGGATAAAGGTTCTAAAGCAGCAAGAAAAGACATTGCAAGATTAGGTAAAGATTTTGATGCTGCTGCTAAAAAGATTACAAAGGTATTTGCTGTAGCCACAGCAGCCACTGCTGCATTTGCCATTAAATTAGGTAAAGATGCTGTTAAGGCAGCCGTAGAAGATGCAAAATCTCAAGCGGTACTTGCAAATAACCTAAGAAATACCCTTGGTGCAACTGATGCTAACATTGCCTCAGTAGAAGCCTATATTGAAAAACAACAGGCTTTAAGCAATGTTCAAGATACAGAATTAAGAGCAAGTTTTGGTAAATTAGCCATAGCACTTGGTGATGTTAGTGATGCTATGCTGGTTCAAGGCGTTGCCTTGGATGTTGCAGCAGGCACAGGAAAAGATTTATCTGTAGTCACAGACGCAATTACCAAAGCAAGCCAGGGTAATTTTACGGCATTAAAGAAATTAGTACCTACAATAGATGCATCTATTATTAAGAATAAAGATTTAGGTAAGGCACTTACATATCTATCTACAACATATAAAGGTGCCTCAAAAGAATTAGCAAAGCAAGATCCAATTACAAGCCTTGCTATTGCATTTGATGAATTAAAAGAAAAATTAGGCGTAGCC